CAGGGTAAGCAGTACCTTTCGCCTAACTTCTGTATGATCAATTCCCAGATTTTCCAAGGGAGATCGGGGAATATGAGACGTCGTGGCTACCTGAACATGAAGTTGCTTACTGGTATATCCCTGAAAGGGGGTGAATCGGAGGCTACTCCAACGCAGGTGGGTCGTGATTTAAACAAGATGTTCGAGTTATGTCCGTGGACACGGCCCTCCATCAAGTTTGCATTCAGTCGTTGGCAAAAGGATTCCTGGCTTGGTAAAGTGTTTCGACCCAACTGGTTCCTGCCCGTTCATCTGGGCGGTTTCGGTGTGGATCGGAAGTACGCTCCAAAGGGGTGGCGAGTGACGAGAGGCCAACGTTTAATGGCTGCTCGTTTCGTCAATGACCCTAGGATGGCTCTTTACCGTCGGGAAGGGATGGATATCCCAACTGCAAAACTCGCAGGGGCCCTCGCCAAGTGGCGGATGGTTGCCGGTCCTTACGTTCCAGGGCCTGAGGAAGTGACGGAGGTTTCAGATGACTGGTTGGCACGGCTGGCTCTCGCTAGCCGCGCCCACCAGGGGTCTGCTCCTGTTAGTGACTCAGTCTTTGTGGCTAAGTTCCGACCAGAGTATCGTCTTAAGCCGATGTCCAGAGAGGCTCTGGAACGATACTGGGACGCACAGGTCTTTGCGTCGAACCTTCCTGCCTGCCCTCCTTTGCAGGGTATTCGGGTTCGTGACCTCAGCGGTGAGTTTTTCAAGCGGCCGGGAGCCAGAAGAGAGAAGGATCTCCTCCGATGGCGACTGTCCCGCGAGAAGGCTCGTTCCGCTGGGATGTGATTCCGGGGTTAGTGTGAGTGATTGCCCAAAACGGTGCCAAGTGACCTGCGTAGACATTAGACGCATAAGCTTGGCTTAATACTTCCGTGCTAAACAAAATGCCGGGAGACTGCACGGCGCTCCTCAGCTTCCCAACGGGTTGTTGAGTTTCACACTGATGTACAGTCCCCATTCGTGGTTGTGGGGATCCCGTGTTAAACCACACGAACTTGTCAATCGGATTCTATCCTTGGAACCCTATGGCAACACAGCAAAAGCAAAAGAAAAAGCAGAACAACAAAGGCAAGCAACAAAACGTTCTTGCGAGAACCGGCCGAGCGACGATGGTCGCTGCGCCAGCCAGCTTCGGCGTCCAGCTCCCTCAGATGGGGCTGCGTATGTCCGGGGTCCCTCAGGCCCTAACTGACCGCGGTGAACTCATTGGTATTCGCCTCGTCGGCTCTGACTTGCTTTCAATAGCGATTCAGGCCGGCGGGACGGACAACTGTGGGTTCGGTGCGGGCACTTATGGCAATTTCCTGTCACCCACGGGGGTTTCCCCTCGTTTGGAACAGTTCGAAGAGCTCTTTCAGTTCTATGCGTTCCGCAAGGTTCGCATAGTGTATACCAATGATGTCGGCAGTGGAACTGCCGGGTCAGTGGCTGTCGGACTCGTAACTGATTCGTTGACTCCCCTCACGGAGGATTCGCCCATCACGCAGCAACAAATTTTGGAGTTGCCGTATGCGCGTAAGACTGCCGTTTGGGAGCCTGCGGTTATGTTCGAGTACGAACACACCGGAACGCGATTGTGGACTACGTCCTCACTCGATGATTCTGGAACTCAAGGGTATCTGGACTGGGCGCAGGGAACGATCCTTGCTGCATTTAATGGCACGCTCGAGGCGGCTTCCTACGGAACGCTTGCTGTCGACTATGTCATTGATTTCTATCAGCCCACGCCTCCCTTCACCAATGATCCAGCGCTTAGCTTGCGCCGGCTTTTAGGTAAAGCGAAGAGGAAGGGGAAGATCGATGTCTTGCGCAAGGCGATGACGGACTATCTGGCTTCGACGGACCCGGACTCTTGGGAGTCGGTTCCGCGGTCTCGGGAATCAAAGGAACGTAAACGTTGATTGCTTCCAAAAGACAAATTTCCAAACAACCGAATTTATGCAGTTTTCTGGTCCGCTGCCCCGTTTTACCGGGATAAGGACTTTTCGTGTAAGTATTCAGCGTGCGAATCAAAGGTGACTCTACAGTTGCCGAGCACATAGAACTTGGACATCATCCGTACTGGCGGCACCAATCTTGACGATTGTTGCCGGAGCTGGGTTTGATGGCTAGGCCTGCAATGAAGCAGGACCAGGCTGAAATGTTGCACCGAATTGCCCGGGGGTCGGGGGGCGAATCTGAAGTGCAGGGTAGGTGATGTTAATCTAGGTGGAGGGACGGTGGGACGCGTTTTACCAAGCGGTTGTTTCGGCAACTGATTTGCAATGCGTCCAGTCCATCTCCTCTTCGATTGGCTAGCCTTATAACCAATCTGGCCG